AAAAAAGGGGCCTAAAAAGACCCCTTAAGAATTAGATTTAACTAATTAGGTTTACACCATAATGTCGTCAACTCTGAAGATTCTGAAATATTGGTTACTTCTGTCTGAACCAATATTGTCAAGAGCTACGTAAGGGTTAGCAACCATTCCGTATCTTGTTTTGAATCCTATTCTTGGCTGGAAGTCATTCTCACCAACTGCTTTAACCATGGTTAAAGGAACGTATGGACAATAGAATAAACCAGCGTCGTATGGGTTAGTACCTCTGTAACCAACACATACAAAGTCAACAGTTGAATATGGGTCAATGTAAACTTTAACTCTTCCGTTAAGAACACCAGCAAAAGTATTACCTGTGTCATCAACGTTTAGGTTAGCTGAAAGAGCAGGTGTGTAATCTAACATACCAGCAGCTGCAAGAGCTGAAGCTACGTCTGAAGAACATAGGATAAAGTTACCTTTACCTCTTCTTGTTTCTTTAGCGATTACGTTACACTCTCTTTCGATTTGCATGATTAAGCCTTTGAATCTCTCAACCATCCATCTTCCGTCTGAGTCTGTGTTAACATCAAATACACCACTTAGTGCTGTAGAGTTCTGAAGAGCACCAATTTTAGCAGTTTTAAGAACTGTTCTAACAACTTCTCTGTTGATTTCAGCTAAGATTTCAGCAGATAAGATGTTTGCAAGTTCGCCTTCAGCATCCAATCCGTGGATTGCTTTAAGGTCTTGTGCTAATTCCATTGTGTACTCAGCTTTTAGAGCTCTTGACTTAGCTGTTACTGTTGATTTCTCAATAGTAAAAGCCATTTCGCCGTAAGCACCGTCGCCGGTTTCACCAACACCTAATCTCTCAGCAGCTGCAGTAGAAAGACCAGAACCAAATGTTGATACTGTGTCTGCTTCGTCTGCAATTGTGCCGTCTGTGTCAGCGTCTGTAACACCACTTAACCCTGTTGGGTCAGCTTGATGTGTACCAGTACCTGAGAAATCTGTATCAGCTTCATTGAATAAAGCCTCTGTTCCAGATTGTGATGCATATTTTGATTTCATTGCGAAGATAAGTCCTGTAGGACCACTCATTGGTTGAACACCAGCGATATCATAAGCAATTAAGTTTGGCATAGCTCTACGTACTAAAGAAATTAATACTGGGTCAAAAGTACCGATGTTATTCGGTGCTGAACCTGAACCAATATTGTTAGCTGCTGCAGCTTCGGAAATGAAATTTCCTTGCATTTGAGCTCTTTCTTCTTGTAGGGCAACCTCTTGGTTTTCTAATAGTCTAGCTGTTACAGCTTTTCTATATCTGTCGGAAATTTCTGGAGCTGACTCGTGATCGAGAACAGGACCCCATTTTTCCATTAGTTTTGCGTCTGCGTTAAACATTTTTTGTTTCCCTTATTTTTTAAAGTGAGTTATAGCTTGTGTGTATCTAGCCATTGATTCAGATACAGTTTCTTCTTCAGAAACATTATCTTCACCTAATAAACTATCAACCTCATCAACTGATTCAGTAACTTCTTTTGTGAAGTATGATTCTTTAACAGTTTTCACTTTCATTTCGAAAGATTCTTTGTTATCGAATTCAATATCTTCCACTAAAGATGCTAATTTTTCAGCTTCAGTTTGTGCAAGCCCTGAAGATTGTTCTCTTACTACTTCTTGCTTTTCAAATTCTTGAACTTTTTGATGTAGTGAAATATTATCTTCTGTGGTTTTATTTAAAGTTTCCTCTAGCTCAGTCACTGACTCGTTGAGTTCATCAACAAGGTCAACCTTACCTTCTGGTACTTCGATGTAGTGTTCTTTAAACACTGATTGTAGTGAAGTCATAAAGTCTTCAGCAATTTCGGTTCTTAGACCGTTTGTTACTGCAACCTCATTCTCTTTCATCCAATTTTCAACTACATAGTTAAGGTATGAATCTACCTTCTCTACTAGAGATTCTTGGACTTCAGTAACTTCTTCTTCAAGATTTTGCGCGTATTCAGCTTCTAATCTGTCGATTTCAGATGTTAACTTAGATGTTAACACTGCTTCGAAGATTGCTTGAGCTTTATCACGGAACCCATCAGAAAGAGTTGCCTCTTCTTTAATGATGTTTTCTAAATCTTCGTCAAAATCAATAGCTTCTACTTTCGCTTTAGCTTTTGGGTCTGCAACTTTTGATACTGATTTAACTGCATCGTCAGCTGATTTGACTGATTCTTCTTCATCACTGCCTAGAGCCATCTTTGAGAACATTTTTTGCGCGTCCTCTTTTCTTGCTTTCTTAAGCATTTCGACTGCTGCTTGAATTACGCCTGCTTTGGTTTTTGGAACAGAAACAGTTTCCTTTTTAGGTTCGTGCTCTTCTTCCTCATCTTCATGCTTGCCTTCTTCAATGCTTTCAACTTCCTCGTCTAAAATTTCTTCATTTTCCACGAGCTCGTCTACTTGCTCTTCTTCAACAGTTTCAACTACTTCTTCAGCAACATTATTTATAGCGTCGTCTGACATAGTTTTCTCCTATGATTTTAGATTTAATTTAGAGAGGAAATTTTTAAAAGCTTTAATCTCTACTTCAGGTAAATTTTTACTTGAAGCACTTTTAATTTCAGTCTCAATTCCTTCAATATCTTGTGCTTTAATAATGCCATTATCCCATACCCAGTCAACACCTTCCATAACTCCATTTACAAATGCACTTGGAGCTGAAGGGTCCTGGACTATATCTATAGTAGATAACATAAAGTCATCCCCCACATAGCTGACACCATTCTTTTGTACAAGACTTCCCATACCACGACTTGATACACCAAGCTTAACACCGCCATCGAGTAAACCTTCTACGATTTTACCCATTGGGGTCTTAAGGATTGATGCTTTACCCACAACATCATTTCCTTGCCAATGCAAGTCTGTGATCTTGTGCGAAACTTTATCAAGGTTTACTGTTGGTCCTTCTGGATGATTTAACTCTCCAACAGCTCTCCCTGTTTTAACTTGTTCGGTAACATACTTTTCTAAGGCTTTCTCCATAGTTTTCTTTTCGTATATTCTACCGTTTCTGTTCTTTTTGTTAGATTGCATAAAGACGCCTTCGATGAAGTAACTTTTTTCTCCATTCTTTTTGGCCTCACATATTACATCTAATTCTTGTTCTACATATTCTGTTATTAACTTCATGTTATATTCCTAACAGTTTTATCATATCATCTGCTGCTTTTTGAGCCTCTTTTTCATTTTTGTAGTTATTATCGAGTAATTCGTTATCTACATAAACTCCAAATTTACTACCTTTTTTGGTAATAATAACCTCAACATTTTTTCGCTTACCAGCTTTAGAAGATGTAACCTTCTTTTCGCCAGAAGCTAATTTGAGCTTCTCTCTTAATTCAACAAATGTATGCATTTATTCTTCTTCTTTTTTTCTTTCAGCCATAGTAGATGCTAATTCTATTTTCTTTGCATCTAATGAAGCTGTAATTTTATCGGCCATAAGTGAATCAAATTCTTTATTTGCATTCACATTATCGCCATCTTTTAAATTTTTTATCAAATCATTTATTGC